TCCTTGATGTGGGAACAAGTGCAAGTAACGTTGTTCAACTTGATGGAACAGCCAAACTTCCTGCAGTTGATGGTTCACAGCTTACAAACTTACCAAGTGCACCTGTGACTTCTGTCAACACCTTGACAGGTGCTGTAGTTGTCAGTGGTAACGATATAGCAGCCGATCACACAGCGGTGAACTACACAGCGGCTAATGTCAATGTAGATGGTCATTTCAGTGGTGTAGATACCAAACTTGGAACACTTGGCACTTCTGCCTTCCTTGATGTGGGAACAAGTGCAAGTAACGTTGTTCAACTTGATGGAACAGCCAAACTTCCTGCAGTTGATGGTTCACAGCTTACAAACTTACCAAGTGCACCTGTGACTTCTGTCAATAGCTTGACAGGTGCTGTGGTAGTGTCGGGTAACGATATAGCCGCAGACCACACAGCGACCAACTATACAGCAAGTAATGCCAATGTAGATGGTCACTTAAGTGGGATTGATACCAAGTTTGGAACACTTGGCACAGCTTCAACAGCTGCTACAACCGACTTCTTGCAAGTCACAAACAACTTAAGCGATTTAAACAACGCAACCACAGCAAGAAGCAATCTTGGACTTGGTACTGCAGCCACTCAGAATGTGGGAACAAGTGCAGGTAATGTTGTTCAACTTGATGGAACAGCCAAACTTCCTGCAGTTGATGGCAGTCAATTAACCAATCTACCAAGTGCACCTGTAACAAGTGTCAATAGCTTGACAGGTGCTGTGGTTGTCAGTGGTAACGATATAGCAGCGGATCACACAGCGGTGAACTATACTGCAGCCAATACCAATGTTGATGGCCACTTCAGTGGTGTAGATACTAAACTTGGAACTTTACTTGCAGACATTACAGGTGAAAGTCTAAATGACTTAAGTGATGTTTCATTCACAGCAGGGCCAGGGATAGACAACTATGTTTTGACTTATGACAATGGAACTTCTTCTTGGGGGGCTGAAGCTGTGCCTAGTGCACCTGTAACAAGCGTGAATACCTTGACAGGTGCTGTGGTCGTAAGTGGTAACGATATAGCAGCGGATCACACAGCGGTGAACTACACAGCGACCAATGCCAATATTGATGGTCACCTTAGTGGGATTGACTCCGCTTTAGGTTCAGTAAGTGGTTCAAAACCAACGGTGACAAGTGCAAGCCCTAGCACAGATTACACAATAAGCACTTATACTGCTATTGAAGAAGTTTATATTCTTAATCCTAGTGCTTCCATAAATGTCAATTTGCCAAGTGCTTCAACAGTCACGAGCGGTTACAAATACAATATTAAAAATGTATCAGCTACAGCCAGCTTGACAGTTGACCCAAATAGCACAGAAACGATTGATGGAGCAACCACCTATACACTTAATGTTCAGTATCAATCTTTAACTATCGTTTCAGATGGTTCAAATTGGCATATCATTTAAGAGAGGTCATAAATGAGTTATCGTTGCAGAAATCCAAAGTCTACAATCATGATCCAGCTGTCTGCAGATGGAACACAAACAGCCGCTGCAGATGGTGATAAAATATTGTTTCCAACTAAGACCACCACAGGAAGTGATGGTGTAAGTATTAGCTCTGGTACAATCTCGCTTGATAGCTCTAAAACCTACTATCTTAGTGTACACGTTGATTGTAACCGACCATCAACTACAAGTGACTTCAGTGCTGAATGGTGGAATGAAACAAGTTCAACACAGCTTGGTAAATCAGATGGAGCTTTTGAAGCAAGATGGCTACCAACAGGCGCATTCTATTATAATGGATCAACACTTGGCCAGCTTACACTTGTTAATCCATCTTTTGATATTAGCGTCAGAGTCAATCGACTAGGTGCAAGCAATACAGCAAATATTAGTCAATACTGTCATCTTTTCATTATTGAAATAGACGATTAAAGGGGGGCTTTATGAGTTATGATCCGAGTGAAGGGGGCGGTGTGGTTTTCAGTGCATATATAGCAGGAACTACTTCTGTGGCTTTACCAACAGCTTCGGGCGGTTCTTACACTTTTCAATGGGATAGTGCGAATGATGCTTGCTCGATAGTTAGCAACACAGTCCAATGCAATCACTACGCAAGCACAGCGACTTGTGATATTGCCACAGGTAGTGCTTCACAGACAGTGTGGGCCTATGGTTTTAAAAATGGTACTTACTATACAGGCAGTCACCTGTATAATAGCTATGCAAAAGGTGACGATAATGGGTGGGGAGTCCACAGAGATACAAAAGACTTAGTGGTTGATACCAAGATTATCTTTAGAATAGCAGGAGGTCGCAACCAAGAAGGCCTTGACCAATTAGCAGGGATAATAATATGACATATCTAGCAAAGCCAAGAGCTGGCGTAAGAGTTGATTTACTAAAGTTCAATTCACTTTCAAGTATTGCTGTGGGTTCAATCTTCACTGTGAACGATACACCAAAGAACACAAGCGCGGTTATTAATGGCAGCGGTTACATTGAACTCCATGATGGCTCTTCATGGAGATTGGAAGCAAATTGCCTTTGCCAATACTCGACCACGTCAAGTGCTTATGAAAGTATTTGGTGGTGGTATGATGGAACAAGCAACTTGGGAAACAGGGGCAGAATGTCAAACTTGGCCAATACTCAAATCAGTAGAGGTTCTTGCACTTTGCTTTTAAGGTCCACAGACATTACAGGCACAATCACCATCTACCCAAGGATAAGCAACTTGTCTGGGAGTCCTGGCTATGATGGAACTTACACACCTTTACCACATGTAAGAATTTACGAAATACCAAACTAAGAGAATGAACATGATGCAAGAATTATTGATGAAGGATAACTTCACTTATGCCTTAGTGATTGGCACGATCATTTTAAGTGTCACCGCTGGCTACTTCTTAGGCCACCAAGACAAGGCGGTCGTGTGTGCTCAATATATCACAGACCTTGAAGACCTTAAGGTAAAGAAGGCCGCCTGTGATACTGAGCTAACAACTTGCAAAGGTAAAGGGGCAGCCAATGGTGTGCTTCAATGCAAGCCCATTTGTGACCAACAGGTGAAGGTTGCACTTGAGACACAGAAGGTTTGGCACTGTAATGATTAATATCTTTTTAAGTGCCTTGCTTGTGCTTATGCCTTTGAAGCCTGCCAACATTCCACCAAATTGGATATATCTTGGTGAAAAGGTTGAACCAATCAAAGGAATCAAGGCTGAACGTGGCTTTGTCTTAACCTTTGAAGGTGCTGTCTTGACTGTGCCTGACTTTATCAGAATCAAGAGTATCATCGAGGGCAGCAAAGACCTTTGTGTTTATGCTGTGGATAGTGCCTTGAAAGAGTGTAATGACGGTATGACCAAGGCTTTAAGTGAAGCTCATGGAAGGGAAACCAACCACTTTGAAATCATAACGGCCTATGAATCAAGGCTTGGTAAGTATGAGCTTCAAATTGGCAACCTTGAAGAGTCATTGCAGACTGAGAAAAAGAAGTCTAAAATGTTGTTATTCATTGCAAGTGGTCTTGGTGTTGTGGCCACATTCTTTACCACTCTATACTTTGCAAAGGACTAACAATGGACATGAGCATGTTTGATATTGGAACAGTGCTGGCAGTACTTGGCTTATTCTATAAACTAAGTGCAGATAAGGCCGCACATGCTGAAGAAATGGGAAAGCTCAAGCAACAAGTCAAGTCACTCGAAACAAGGGCCGCTAAGATTGATGACAGATTGGAGAGCATTGACATCAAGCTGGGAAACTTACTGACTGCAATCACCAAGCTAGAAACTATCATTGGACAGAAGGGGCAGTCTTAGGAGATTGCAAAACACCCTTCAACTTTTAAAGCATTTCAAGAAGACTAGCAAACACGTTCCAATCATTGGGGTCCATGTGACTTAACATTCTTATTGCTTTCTTTTTGTCCTCCATTTTATTGGCCACAATAAGAGACTTGACGAAAGCACCACAAGCCAATCTTGGGCCATACCAGGCTGGGCTTGCAGTCTCCAAGATGGGATATTCAGCAACAAAGCCTTGGTGGATTGCTTCAACCTTTTCTTCTTCTCCTTTGTACCAATCAATATCAAAAGACCAAGACTTACGACTTACTTTGTGAATGATCACATTGAAGAAGAATGATTCAAGCTCTTGGGCGGTCATGTCTGCAAGTTCTACCTGTTGACGTGATGTTGCTTGGTTCACTTCTTCAATGGGTATTTCATGTTCTTCACATACATTCAAGAATTCAGCTTCATTACTGAAGTTCCAAGGGCAATCCTCTAGCTGAGTCTTTTTTTTTGGTTGCTCCTTTGGTGGTGCGGCTGGTGTTGGTCGAGTGCTGGGAACTTTCATTGGTTGTGGTCTTTGGCTGATATTCAACTCTTCGCCAAGACTTTCAGCGCTTATCTTTGCTCTCTCGTCATCACTCATGTTGGTGTTGTCTGCTATTTCATCGGCTGAGTAGATACCACTGACAGCATCGGGAAAGACAGCACGAAGGCCCATTGTCAACACACGACTTCTTAACATTTGCAAAGGCATTTGTCTCCAATTCCTATTCTTGGTCAGCCCTTGAGCATCAGCCATCTCCATGGTGTAAGTGAACTCATGGACAATCTCTTGTGGTTCATCACTTCGAGCAAAGACCATTGAACAGTGGTTAATATCCCAAGTGGTGATCTTCATGAATCTTACAAGGCCTGAGCTTCTGCAGATACCTGCCATTGCATCAGCATTAAGAGAAGGTTTGCCACGAAGACAAAAGGACTGAGTAGATACAAGACCCATATCACCATTAAAGTGATGGCCAAATGAAGCATGACACTTAAGAAGGTCAAGTGGTGCTTGGTTGTCAAGTAGTGTTGCAATCTCTTTTGCTTCTTCAAGGTTCTTTGGTACATAGATTGATTGATACATAATGGTTCTCCTGTGGTTGTGTCAGTTTAAGGTCTTATTGGATCATGTCTGGTGTTCTTGGAAATTCGGGAAAGGTCTTGGCTGCCTTCAAGTGAACCTTCCAATCAATTTGGTGATTATCACACCAATCTTTGACTTCATCATAAGAAGGTGTGAAGGTGTCACTACCAATCAACAGCTTTCTTTGATAAGGGCTTATTGCTGATCTTACCTTATCAGCACAAAAAGCAGCTTCATCAAATTCAACAGTTTGCAAGTAGGCTGTAAGCATCATCATTACAACGATAGCTAAGAAGGCGATTCCAACATCTTGAGCAAGTCTTTGGTCGGGTGTCATTGTCATTTTAGGTCTCCTGGTTGTTTGTGGTTTAAAAGTTGCGATTAAAGGCCAAGGCTTCTTCTTGGTCTAGTTCGTCATCAAGTTCTTCTTCGTACTCTTCAACGTCGTTTTCTTCGGGGTCAATGGTGTCATCTTCTGAGTCATACTCATCAATGCTGTTCTCGATAAAGTCATTCCAATCATCAATGTTCATTGTTCTGTAACCTTTATAGTAATCTTGGGGATAAAGTCTGTGGCGGTAAAATAGTCAGTTTGAAAGGAAAGCACATTGGCTTGTTCTGCCAATGATTGTGCCAGCTCATCACTTGGCACTAAGTGGTTATTAATGATTCTTGACAAGTAGCCAAGTGTGATTCCTGTTCTTTCAGCGAGTAAAGAAAGTTTAACATGCTTTTTAAGGAACTGTCTTTTGTAGACCTTCATTGTTTGTCTCCTATGGTCAAAGGTTGTGATGTATTGTTAACTTCTTTTTTTTGCCATGTCAAATAAATTTGTTGAAAAGTTTTTTTAAAGTTGATAAACCATAATGAGCTTTCATATACACAGGAGAAGAAACATGAAAGAACATGAAGCCAGGAAGGCCATTATGAGCCGCAAAGACCTTACCGATGGTGACAAGGTGGTTATGCTTGCGATACTCTTAACAGTAGATTGGGAAACATGGACCAATCCAACCAGCTACACAGCCATCGCAAAGCTAACAGGCAAGAAGCGACCAAACATTGTAAGACACTTCAAGAAGCTGGAGCAGTTAAAACTGATAAGTAGAGATTGGTTTACAAGCCAAGTTTGCAAAGCTCCAACCATGAAAGTCCACCTTGAGAACATCAAGCAACCTGTTATCAATACAATAACACCTCCTGTTATCAATACGATAACACCCTGTTATCAAGATGATAACACCTCCTGTTATCAAGATGATAATACCCCTGTTATCAATTTGAGAACACACGCTGTTATCAATTCAATAACACTAACAACTAACTTTAATAATCAATCTATATATCAATCTAATATCAATATGTATGGCCTGAACGTTGGGGAACTTTGGGGAGACGAATTAAGAGAAGAAGTAGAGGAGAATTTAAAAGCAAAGAAGGAAGGTGAGAAATGAAAAGACTAGGTGATGAACTTGGAAAGCTATCAAGACAGCTTAAGGAAATGAGAAAGACAGTAGCTGAAATGAACAGCGACAAGCCAAAGGTCAAAGTCCAGCTTCAAGACTTTAGACACATCAATCCAAGCAACCTTGAAGAAGAAGACTTGGTCTTCAAAGATGCACCTTTCTTTCAATGCAAAGTCCTTCCCTTCTGCGGTCGGTGCAAAGAGGGCTTCATTTATCAAGCAAATGAACAGAACACACTTGACGCTAAGGTGTGCAAGTTCTGTGAGATACCAAGAAGAAGAATGGCCAAGCTCACCAAGCTCCAACTACCTAGTGATTCTTATGGTATGCACTTCAAAGCATATGAATGGGATTCACCACACCAACAGCAAAGAGTCCAAGGCTTGTTGGATTGGATCAAGAAACCAAATGAAAGACAGATACAAGCAAGTCCTTCTTTATATCTTCGTGGTGATCCTGGCAATGGCAAGACTTCCCTGCTTTACTGCCTAGCAAAAGACGCTATTTTCAGCGGCCAGCGAGTCATGTATATCTCACATAATCAGCTTATTGACCAAATTAAAAGATCATTCAATGGTGAGAAAGACCCATTGAAACATTGGCTTGATAAGACTGACTTGCTGCTCTTTGATGAATTCTGTGGTGTTGGTGGTGGTGCAAATCAAACACAATGGTTTAAATCGACCACAGCCGATATTGTGCAGAAGATTTATGAACGGTGGAAGTCAGGCCAGCTGTCAGTTGTCTTGACTTCCAACTTGACCAACCAACAACTCAAAACAGCCATTGACTACAACAAAGCTATCTTAAGCAGGTTCATTGCCATGTTTGGTGAACCTGTCAACATGATAGGAAGAGACCGAAGAGTCACAGACAATCACCTTCTTAATGCTTGGATAGGATAAGGCTTTAGCCCTTTGTGATTAATAAGTGTTGACTTGTCTTGAAAAAGTCTTTTGTATGGGAAAGAATCAGATAGTGTCACCTTCTTTAATTCTAATTAACACCTTTTCAGTGACAGTAAGTTGTTTCGTTTTGTGTTAGTTTTTAAAGGTCCTTATTCATAGCTTTTTTTACTATCTGATTACTTTTTTGTTTTCTTCTCAGTCTCTACAGTGTATACTTAGTTTCTCATGTAGAGAAGGAGACAAACATGGAGAAGAAACAAAGAAGGCAGCCTATCACCTTCAGAACAAGTCAAGAGAATATTGACTATCTTGACGAGATAGCCACAATCAACAGGCGGTCAATAAGCACACTTGTGGATTGGGGTATTACCTATGTCATTGAACACCATCGAAGAGCTGGAACAGGAAATCAAACAGGCCTTGAAGTATTACAACTTTTGGGATCAGCAAAGACACCTTCCAACGGCAGCACAAACAGCGGACTACTTTGCAAGCAGACTGCAAACACTAAGGAGCAAACTAAATGAGCTTAAGCGTGAACGAAGTGACCTTGTTGGGCCACCTAGGAAAAAACCCAGAATACATTGACGAACATCAACAAGTTGCCATCTTTTCACTCGCAACAAATGAAAGCTATCAAGACAAGCGTGGAGAATGGCAAACTACAACAGAATGGCACAGAATAAAAGTTCGTGGTCCACTTGCAGAAAGAGCAGTAAGAAGCCTTAAGAAAGGTTCAAGAGCTTATATCAAGGGCAAAGTGTCAAGCTATGAAAACAAAAGTGGAGTACGCAAATGGGAAATCATAGCTTTCAAGTGTGGTGGTCTTGATAAGACACAAGCCCACTTCGATGATTCAAGCGAACTCTTACCACCCGAACAACCACAGGCAAACACCTACCCAAAATCACCTTGGGGAAAATAACCACAATGAAAGATTGGAAGACCATGAACATGACACATCAATTTCCTATTCCCTTTGACTTTTCAACACTCCGAAATATCAAAGGGCGAAAGCTACCCAAAGAAACCAAGTTAAAAATGATTAAGGAAGGTCTTCAAGCTGGCCTTCCCTTGAATAAGATCAGTGTTGAAATTGGCTATTCACCATCTTATTTGATGAATGTCTTGAACAAGAATAAAGGCTTTGAAAACCACAAGCTATATGATGACCTTTGCAGAATCATGGAAGAGGTCAACAGTGGTCGAAGTGTTGAAGACCAGCTAAAGGCCACCATTAAAGATCAACAAAAACTTATTGCTGAATATGAGGAAGTCATCTTGGCACTTGTTGAAAAGTTGGAGGGGGCTAAATGACAACCTGGCAAAACAGAGCAAAGCAGCTTAAGCAGCAAGGCCTGACCATTGAGGAAGTCATACAAGCCTTGGAAGATGAAGGCTATCGAAGGCCAAGCGGTGAATGTTATACAAGATGGTTTATCCAACCAATCATCAAGGGCATTAATTCACAGCGTGGTTATCGCAAGACAGGTGTTTATGATCTTACACCACAGGAAAGAAAGCTGCATGATGAACAAGTCAAGGAACGTCAAAGGCAACGGTCCAAGCGGTGGAAGGAAAACAACCTTGAACGCCATCGTGCGTATCAAAAGCAATACCAACAAGAATATAGAGACTTATTGAAGGAGCTTAAACAAGCATGATTCATTACATATATGAAGATGAAATTGGAAGTGTGGAACTTATTGACCATATGGGAACAGACAAAAGTGCTGTCAATGCTGCTAGAGTATCATTCTTAAAAGACAGCAAAGGCAAGGAACTGACTGCCAGAGATAAGAACCTTATCAACTTCTTGGTGGGTCACAGCCACACTTCACCTTTTGAGCACATGCAAGCAACCTTCCGTTGCACAGTTCCCTTGTTTGTCAGAAGTCAAGTGATGAGACACAGAACCTTTTCTTACAATGAAGTGTCAAGGCGATATACTGCAGACAACCTTGAGTTTTGGAAACCTGTAGTCTTTAGAGGTCAAAGCAAGTTAAACCTTCAATGCAGTGAAGGCATTACAACCGAGCAAGAAGCCTGTCATGATCTTTTTAATCATTGCATAGCTGAAACATTAAAGCACTATCACAGCCTACTTGACAAAGGGGTAGCAAGGGAGATTGCAAGGGCTATCCTACCACAAGCCCTATATACTACCTTTTACATGACAGGTAGTGTTCATAATTGGGTGAAGTTTTTAAAACTACGTCTTGATGAACATGCACAGATTGAAACACAGTTGATGGCTCAAGCAATCAAGCAAGACCTTCTTGAGCTTTACCCCATGACTATGAAGGCCATGATGGGAGAAGATAATGGATAATAGAACAGGAAATACAGCAACATGTGCGCGCGTAGTTACTGAACTTGCAGAATTAAGCAAGCGATTAAAAGAGAAGGTGATTCTTGAAGGTGACTTGGCAAAAGAGAGTCAAGACCTTTACAATTATATTATTGCAACCCTTTATGAAGCGTATGGTGAACTTTATGGCTGGAACAAAGAAGAAAACAGTGACCAAAAAAAGAGGCCGAAAACTAATCAATAGTGAAGAGACTATCAAGAAGAACATTATTGAACATCTTGAGATTGGCAATACCATCAAGGCTAGTGCTTTAAAGTCAGGTATCTCTGAAAAGACTTACTATAATTGGTTTCATAAAGATGAACAGTTTGCCCTTGCCTGTGGTGAAGCTATGGCCAAAGCAGAAGAGGTCCTTCTTAATCAGATTATGAAGATGGCTATTACTCGTGATGATTGGAGAGCACCAGCTTGGATTCTTGAAAGACGTTTTCCCGAAAGTTGGGGAGCAAAACAGGAAATCAAGATGGAGACTACAAGCAAGTCTGATGGAACTAATGAAGTTTTATCAATGCTTGAACAAATTAAGAAAGGTCCTTCACAGCCACAGGAGAAGTGTTTTGACACAAAAACTGTGAAGGACCAATCAACCTAGGAGACTAGGAAGACCTTTAGGGCATGACAAACCCTTGAAGGTATAGATAACACACAAACTAGAAAGAAGCAAATGTGGATCATACCAAAAAACTTACCCATTTATCACTCTGCACAGGTTATGGAGGGATTGACCTTGGACTTAAACGAGCTATCGAGCATGTCCGAACAATCGCTTATGTGGAGATCGAAGCCTTCCCAATCTGCAACCTGGTTACGAAGATGGAAAACGGACTTATTGACGCAGCACCTATATGGTCGAATCTTAAAACCTTCCCTTGGGAACTCTTTAGTGGAAAAGTGGATATCCTCAGTGGAGGTTTCCCTTGTCAACCATTCAGTGCCGCAGGAAGAAGAAAAGGAGATGAAGACCCAAGACACTTGTGGCCCTATATCACAAAAGGGATTCAACAGCTTGGAAAACCTTCCATTGTTTTCTTGGAAAACGTCGAAGGAATTATCAGCTCAAAACTTAAAGGGGATCAATGGACAGACCCCGAAGACACCCCTGTTTTGCTCCATGTACTCAGAGAGTTGGAAAGATTGGGTTACAGAGCAACGTCAAGCATATTCTCAGCGAGTGAAATTGGTGCACCACACCAAAGAAAAAGAGTGTTTATCCTTGGTGTCCGAAATGAACTCACCAAAACAAGCCTTGATTATGTCACCAAACTTATTAGCAATACCAAAGAATCAAGAACAGCTTGGCCTGTTACTAGAGGACAAACACAAAATTGGTATGAACCACCAAGGGTTACAGTGGGGAACTCCAAGAGTTGGCCTTGCTTCTGCTCCGAGCGGGGGGGGAAATCCGAACTCAAAAGAGTTCAAGTTCAGACTAGAGAATCAAGTGAATTGGACCACACCAACTGCAAGAGATTGGAAAGAGGGGCGAACTGTAAAACTGAATCCAAGATGGGTGGAAATGTTGATGGGATTGCCAATAGGTTGGGCTATGCCGAGTTGTCAAAATCCTGTGACAATCGAACAGACGAACTCAGAATGTTGGGGAATGGAGTTGTGCCAGATACAGCCACAAGAGCTTTCACAACTTTGTGGAGAGAGTTGGTCAACACCACCAACAAGTCAAAGAGGTGAAAGTTTAGAAACCTATCTTTCACGCATGAAAAAAAGACGCATGAGAGGATTCCTTCAACCTTCTGCTTCAACTTTGCAAATACAAGTTGAAGCAGAAGAAATGGGTATTGATATAAAAAAAGAACTTGCAAAACCATGACAGCAATCAAACTAAACGAATTACAAAGACAAATCATCACAGCCATTAAAGATGAACAAAAGGTAATCAGTGCAAGGTGTGGTTGGGGTAGTGGAAAGACTTGTGCTTTGGTCTTCTCCATTCTCTTCATTGCCAAGACAAGGCCAGGCACTTCAACCTTGGTAGTCACTGACACGACACCAAGGTATAACAGTGTGTTAATGCCCGAAATGCAAAAGTGGTTGTCTCCACTTGGTTGGACCTACAACCACACCAATAAACAATGGCTTGATCCTTCCACAGGTTCAACGGTGTGGTGTCGTTCCTACTATCGACCAGGAACAAGAGACGCTACCCACAACCCACTTGAAGGTTTAAATATCACAAGCGGTGTATGCCTTATTGATGAATGTCAAACCCTTGACATGGAGGTGGCACATAAAGCCCTTGGCCGTCTTCGTGCTGGCCCTTCACCAATCTTGATATTGGTGGGCTT